ATATTGATGAGGATTTTAAAAAACATAAGTGTGATGACATATCAGGTGATATCGAAGAAATGGGTGATGGTCTGGACAAGCTTGAAATAGAAGTTGAAAAGTCATTAGAAAGATTAAAAGAAATATTACAATGTAATAAAAATGTTCAAAATATAAATTCTCAAATAACAGCAAAGAATGGTTATATAAAATCTCATAATAATTTTATACAACATTTAAATGAACAACTTTCTGATAAGGTAGAGGGTGTTGATACAGGCAAAACAAATCTTTTAAATAAAGAATTAGAGGAACAAAAAAATCTAAGATCACAATATTCTGAGCAAAAAAGATATTATGATATTCTTGGAACTATTCTGAACGATAAGGGTATTAAGACACGGATTATACGAAAGTATTTGCCTGTTATTAATAATTATGTAAATTTATATTTAAAGGATATGGATTTCTTTGTTAATTTTCAGTTGGATGAGAATTTTCAAGAATCTATTAAGAGTAGGCATAGGGATGATTTTTCTTATTATTCATTTTCAGAGGGTGAAAAGAAAAGAATTGATATTGCATTGTTGTTAACATGGAGACATATTGCTTCAATGCGTAATTCAGTTAATGTGAATCTTCTTATATTAGATGAGGTGTTTGATGCAAGTTTAGATCAGGCTGGTGTAGACGATTTGATGAAACTATTTCACCTACTAAATAACACCAACTTGTTTGTTATATCACACAAACTAGATGTGTTGGATGATAAATTTCCTTCCAAGATTACAGTAGAGAAGCTTAAAAACTTTACGACAATGGAGTATAGGTAGACATGAACCCCCCATACAAGTTAGTAGAAAAAGCTATTACTGAAGTTCATGCTAAATTTCTTTATGAGTATTTCAACATTAGAAATGAAGCGACTAAATATTTACTTAAAAACAAGTTAGTTGAAAGACATCCCATTCATGGTGATTTTGATGAAGGTGATGGGTTATCGCCCAAATCTCCATATGTTATATACGGTGATCCAATGTTTGATCTTGAGATGATGGAACAATTGGAAACAGTAAAGTCTGAATCTGGTGAGGATTTGATGCCTATGGTTTCTTATGCAAGACTATATACAAAAGATGATGAGTTGATAAGACATACTGATAGGATATGGAATAGAAAAATTACTGCCACAGTACACTTAGGAAGTGAAGGTTCTAATAATTCATGGCCATTATATGTACAATCGCTTGAGGGAGAAACTGCTGAAGTACATTTAAAGGTTGGTGATATGTTAGTATATGTCGGTGAGTGTCAACATTGGAGAGAACCATGTGAGCACGATAACTACGGTCAATTGATGTTACACTATACTCAAAAGGGTAGTGTTACACCAGAAAATGAACCAGTTGAAATACTGGATGGAAGAAGTTATCTAGGAACACCTTGTTCTTGGCTTGACAAACAATCTAATCTTAAAAAAATGGAGTGATTATGAATCCGCCTTTTAAAGTAGTGAAAGAAGCGATACCAAAAGTTCATGCTCAATTTCTTTATGAGTATCAGAATATTAGGTATGAAGCGACCAAACATTTATATAAACATGAATTGGTTCTAAACAATCCTATTCATGGCAACTTTGATGAGTCCCCAAGCACGCCTGGAGCTTTTGTGTTGTTTGGTGATCCAGCATTTGATCTTCTTATGATGAATATGTTAGAAAAAGTAAAGTCTGAATCAGGTGATGATTTGATACCGATCATTTCTAATGCAAGACTATATTTAAAGGGACATGAAATTATGGCAACAAGAGGGACAGGACGTTCAGCAGATAATATTACAGCTGCAATACACTTAGGACACGAAGGTTCTGTTGGTGATAAACTATATTCATTCTTTATACAGTCGCCAGATGGTGTGGTTTTTCAAGCGGACTTAGATGTTGGTGATATGGTAGTGTATGATGGTTCATCTCAAAAGAATTGGCGAGAACCATGTGAACATGATTATTATGGACAAGTAATGTTACAATATGGAAAGAGTGGAACTGGAAGAAAGATGTTGGACGGAAGGAGTCATCTTGGAATACCTGGCGGTGACTATTTCGGAAAGTTTAAAAAGGCTGGTATTTTACGTTGAAAGGAGTAACAAATGCCACTCTACAGTTATAAGTGTAGTTTTTGTGGGGTTGTTGATGAATATATTGTTGATACAAAAAAAAGAAACAAAACCTTTCCTTGTGAACAAGAGGGCTGTACTGGTATAATGATTAGAGAATTGGAAGCTCCATCTATTCACCTAAAGGGTGGTGGTTGGGCTAAAGATGGTTATAGTAAAAAACCTTCAAAAAAAGAGAAAAAGAATTGATTATACACGATAATGTTATATCAGATAATCTAATAAAAAGCACTATAAAAGAATTTGATTCTTTTACAGAAAACAAAAAATGGAAATCATCTAAAGAATGGACAGATCAAGATGTATCACAGGATAATCCAATTCTTCATAAATCAGTTAAACCGAGTAAATTACATAATGCATTAGAAGAATATTTGTCACCTGTTTTTTTGGAAACTTCTACAACAAAAATACTTTATAATTATTACATTTGGAAAATTGGATGTAGTTTGGAGATGCATAGGGATAATGATTATAGTTTTGGTGCTACTTTATATTTAAATTCTCATTGGTCAATTCATTGGGGTGGACTTTTTATATGGCAAGATAAATATACAGAGGGTTTAAAAGCTATTTGTCCATCACAAGGTACATTAGTAATTAACGATAAACAAGAAAACCACGCAGTCACAACTGTTACCAAATTAGCAGAATATAATAGATTAACTGTACAGATGTGGGGAGTCAAATGAAACTCTTATATCCATTAGCAAAGAGATTTATTGCTGGGCATGATTTTGAATCTGCTAAACCAGTTATAGATAAATTATTGTTTGATGGATTTCAGATATCTGTTGATTACTTAGGAGAGTTAAGTAAAAATAAAAATGATTGTGAGAAAGCATACAGACAATATTTGGAAATTATATCTTACTATTCTTCAAGGGGAAGTGAGATTGATTTATCTATTAAACCATCACAGTTGGGATTAAAGATTGATAAAGAATATTGCCGTAAATTAATGCAAAATCTTGCTTTTCAAGCAGGTCATAATAGAATGACTATTAGATTGGATATGGAAGATGGTTCTTTAACACAGGATACTATTGATCTATGTCATCAATTAAGTGCAACAAATGTTGGAATAGCAGTTCAATCTAATTTGTTTAGAACTAGAAAGGATATTACCGATTTATTGAATAAAAATGTTTCTTTAAGAGTTGTTAAAGGTGCATATAAGGAAACTATAAAAACAGCATATCAAGACAAAGGACAGATTAGACAACTTTTTATAAGAGATATATTTTTTGTTATGACAGATAGGTGTCGGTCATATTATCATTTAAAGGATCATTCCACACCAGTATCAGCTATTGGCACGCATGATGAAGATGTTCTAAATCAAGTTATAAAGAACATGAATGGGTTTAATATAGGTAAACGTGATATTGACTTTGAACTTCTTTATGGTATTCGTAGAGATTTAAGTAATGAATTAAAAGATAGAAAATATACAGTTAGATTATACGTTCCTTTTGGTACTCAATGGTTGCCGTATACTTTAAGAAGATTGAAGGAGTTTGATAACATGAAATTTGTTTTTATGAATGTGATGAAAGAGTTGTGGGGTGGGAAAACCAACAGACTTGAAAAGGAGATATAATATGGCAGTAAATAGTTTAGTTAAACAATTAATCAAGGAGAGCGATAATGATTTGGCGTCAGTTGTATCCGCTGGGATTCTTGGTGATTGCAGTACTTTTGTGGATACTGGATCGTATAGCTTAAATGCTTTGTTATCGGGTTCTCTTTATGGTGGTGTTCCGTCTAATAAGATAACTTGTTTAGCTGGTTCAGAGTCGGTTGGTAAGACATTTTTTGCATTAAGTATCGCTAAGAGTTTCTTGGACAATAATAAAGATGGTTTGATTTTGTATTTTGAAAGTGAAGGAGCATTGACATCTGATATGATTAAGGAAAGAGAATTAGATGTTGATAGGTTTATTATGTTTCCAGTTGCAACAGTTGAAGAATTTAGAACACAATGTATTAAAGTTATTGAGGGTGTACCGAAAGAATCTAAGGTTATGATATTCTTGGATTCTTTGGGAAATCTTTCTACACGAAAAGAGATGGAAGATTCAGCAAGTGGTTCTGATAAAAGAGATATGACTAGAGCTCCTATGATTCGTGGAACTTTCAGAACACTTGCATTGAAACTTTCAACAAAGAACATTCCACTTATTATTACGAATCATACTTATGATAAAGTCGGGAGTATGTTCCCATCAAAAGAGATTTCTGGTGGTGGTGGAATTAAATATGCAGCTTCAGTTATTGTTACTTTGGGAAAACGTAAAGTTAAAGAAGGAACTGAAGTGATGGGTAGTATTGTTAGGTGCAAATTGGTTAAGGGTAGATTTACAAAAGAAGAATCTATTGTTGAAACAATGCTCGATTATCAAACTGGTTTGGACAAATATTTTGGATTGGTTGATATTGCTGAGAAACATGGGATATTTAAAAAAGTTTCCACACGATTTGAAATGCCAGATGGAACGAAAGTTTTTGAAAAGGGGATTATCAGGAATCCAGAGAAATATTTTACTGATGACATAATGAAACAACTTGAAGATGCTGTGTTTCAAGAGTTTAATTATGGCAGTAAAAAAGGAGAAAAAGATGGATGATAAATTGTGTTTATGTTTTAGTGTAAGGGTTATGTGGACAGTTGTAGGTTTTGTTTTAGTTGGTGGAATTTATTTATTATCTTATAACAATGTTGATGAAACAGTCGTAAGCCAAACAACAAACTTTGTTAATTATATGAGGACAGTTTTAAATGCACAATAGTGCTTTACAAACAACTTATGAAGCCTGGTATACATATCAGGGATTGTATGCACATTTTCGGTCAGCAGATAGAAGTTATGATTACTTTAAATATAATGGTAAATTAAAATTTAGTGGAACAGCATCAATGGAAAAGAGTTTTCTTAAACATGAAAACAATGGAAGCTTTTCCATGCAGAGAAAAATATTTCAAGACTTGGGAAATAGATTTACGAATAAAGAAGCTTTGATATTTTTCTATCTTTCTCAATTCACTAATAGTATTATGTATCCATCACATTTTGATACCGATATATATGATGAATATGTTGAAAGGATGAATAACTTTTACTTGTATTTAGAGCAAGATGTTGATAGAATAAAGAGATATACTGATAAGTATGATATGTTTTTTAATGATCTATTTAATGTAGATGGTATTAACCATCCAGTTATTATGAAGTTAAGTTTATCTAAAACTATATCATTAGAAACATTTGTAGTTTTAAATAAAATGTTAGGATTTATTCCTAATATTGATAAAGCGTTAAATGATCCTATTTGGCAGGATCATAGTTTTTTAGCTAAGAATTATGAACCTTTTGTAAAGATTGATGAGGAAAAGTCAAGGAAAATAATAAAGGACATTTTGATGAAGGGATGAAATGGTAGATTTTAGAAAAACAAAAATTGAAAGTTTGATTTTAGAAAATCTTTTACATGATGAACATTATTGCAGTTTAGTTGGTATCTTTTTAAAACCAGAATATTTTAAAGAAGTTTCTGAAAAACAAATATTTTTTGAGATACAAAAACATATAAAAGAATATAATGAAGCACCAAGTATAGCGTCACTTGTAAATATTATTTCTAATAGAACTGATTTGAGTCAAACTATATATGATAATTGTTTAGATACTTTACAGCGTTTGGGAAAAGAAAAATCAAATGATCCCGAATGGTTACTTTCTGAGACAGAGAAGTGGGCGAAAGATCAAGCTGTATACAATGGTATTGTTGAAAGTATTTCTATATTAGAAGGTAAAGAAAAACAAAAATCCAAAAACGTAATACCCGAACTTCTTACCGAAGCATTAGCTGTTTCATTAGATACAAGTATCGGTCATAACTATTTGGAAGATGGTACAGACAGATGGGATTTCTATCATCAAAAGGAAACTAAGATTCCTTTTAAAATGGTCATGCTTGATAAGATTACAAACGGTGGTATCTCACCAAAAACTCTTACTGTATTATTGGGTGGAACTGGAGTTGGTAAAACTCTAGTAAAAACTCATTTAGCAAGTCAATATTTAAAACAAGAATTGGATGTTTTATATATTACTATGGAAATGGCAGAGGAACGAATTGCTGAAAGAGTTGATGCGAATTTATTAGATATCGATTTATATGATTTACAGCGTTTGGATAAAAAAACATTTGAACAAAAATTAGGTGGGTTGAAAATAGGAAAGTTAGTGATTAAAGAATATCCAACAGCAGGAGCTCATGTTGGAAATTTTCGTGCATTAATTAGAGAACTGAAAATTAAAAAAGGTTTTACACCTCAAGTAATTATTTTAGATTACTTAAATATTTGTTCCTCTAGTAGAGTGAAGTGGGCTGCAAATATGAATACCTACATTTATATTAAATCTATCGCTGAAGAAGTCAGAGGTCTGGCAGTAGAATTTAATGTTCCTATCATTACAAGCTCACAACTGAATCGAGAAGGATTTACAAGCTCTGATCCTGATTTGTCTAATACATCTGAAAGCTTCGGATTACCAGCAACAGCAGATTTGATGTTAGCTATTATTGCAAAGGATGATGGTTCTGGTGTTAATAATCAAATCTTGTTTAAGCAGTTGAAAAATAGGTATTGTGATATCTCATTACATTCAAAATTCTTAGTAAAGGTTGTTAAGAAGAAAATGAAATTGTACGATATTGAGGAAGTTAATCAACCAGTATTAGCTAATGATGGAAGTAACAAATATTATGATAAGAAATCTGATGCTAATACAAATTCAAATCCTTACAAATTCACAGTAAAACCTCAAAAAAGAGGGGCTTCTGCGTATGAGGATTGGAAGTTTTGAGATATTATAAATACCTTTATCTACAATAAAACAAAACTATAAGTGAAAAGTATTATAAATAGTAGGCTAACAAAATAAGGAATAATCATGGCATCCATATTCAGAACATTTCTAGAAAAATTAGGTGGGTCAACTGCCGCAAATTATATTGGAACAAGAGGAGATTTATTTTTTGATCCAGATCAAGTTCAACCAGTATTAAAAGTTTCAGATGGTTCAACAGCTGGTGGGGTGTCTGTAAATGGAGAGATGGGCGGAACTATGACTTCTCATATCATACCAGATTTAGATAATGGTTATGATTTAGGTTCAGCAGAGTTTAAGATTAGAGATGCTTACATTTCAGAAAATACAATTTATATGGGAGATCATGCGACTATCAAATCTGAAGGTACAGCAATAGTTGTACAGGATTTTAAAACTGGTGATATGACTTTAGATAATACTCACCGTAGTGGGAATAGTGTTGATGGAACTTCTGGTTCTTGGACATTTCAAGAAGGTACAGAGAATTTATTCCTACTAAATAATATAACTGGTAAGAAATATAAAATTAATCTAACAGAGATTTAAAATGAACTTAAAGACTTATAAGAACTGGTTAAAGGAAAATGTATTTGAAGGAGCTCACGCAAAGAAGTCACCAGAACTATTGAAAGAAGCATATTCGTTTTTTCCAAAAGACGAACCTACTATTAAAAAAACATTGAAAGATGCTGATTGGCCAAAAGAGCATATTGCAGA